CTAGCAGACTTTCTTTTCTCTGCCGTACCACACCCAAGTGGTCATGTAGCAAGTTGCCGTCAAGCCATAGCTTAGGCTCAGAGAACATACGGATAGTCAGATCAATAAGCCGTAACTCACTAGGAGGAAAGCCTGCACTTAGCTTCTCAAACAAACCCATCGTAAGCACCACGTCATTTTTGCAATACTCGCCATACTGTGCCAAGTCCTGTGCATTAAAGTCAATCCGACGCTTGCCCTGTGCTTGTAGCACCTCTGTGCCTTTTACCCCTAGTTCGTAGTGTTCAGCCAAAGCTTTTAAACTGACACCAACCTCAGTCCCATGTATGGCTCTCGCCATTGATAGCGTATCGGCAATGCCCTTGGGTCTTATATCAAACTGCCAATTAAGAATAGCCATATCAAATATAGCGTTATGGGCTATCACGAGATGCTTGTCGAGTTCAAAGCTATCCAAGAACTTCTTTGTATCTGCTTTAGTACCGCTAAACCAAATGGGAGCGCCCCCTTGTTCGCACACCGCCACCCCGATGGTTTCAAACTCAGGGCTACGGACGTACTCTTCCGTGGTAATTTTGCTAAGGGAGAAGGTTTGAGAATAGTAAGTCTCAAAATCTAAACAAAAGATTTTCAAATTTTGCCTTTCAGCCTACCGCCTGTGACTTGCCGAGAAAGAGATGATAGTTCCGCAGGAGAATGCTTTTCTAACTCCTCTAGTAGTAGGGGCAACTGCTTCATGGTTTCAAGTCTTTCAAAGTCATGGGCATCACGTAGCAAGGTATCCATAACTCGATTAGTAAACAGCTCACCTTGCAGGCTCTGCATCTTCTCCCATAGGGCTTTGATTTCTTTGTCGTTTAGGAATGACAACTGATCTTTGTAGTCCTTACCCCCATTGGTTCGCATCTCAACAGAGAGGAGAATGTCTCGCCACTTGGCAGGATACCCATCTCGCAGGGTAGGAATAAACTCATCGGGGTTACTGCTCATGCGTTCAAGTAATATCTGAACACCTTTGTTCATTTCAACATCTGCCATCTGTATCCTCCTCGTTGTTAGCCCCTGTTAAATTTGCTAGCAATTGCCCTAACATTGTTAGGTTGCTTTCGTTTATTACGACGGCAAGTCCACCCCTTTTGCGAATGTCTGCCATTTCTTTTTCTTGTAGTGCAGTAGGTTTATTGTCGCCTGCCTTGCACTCGATAGCTAAGAATTCTCCTGCGACGCAACAAATAATATCGGGCACACCGCTACGACCATAGCCATGTGTAGCAGGGAAGAAGTAGTAAACGTCGTAAGCCTTAAGTAGCTTGACGCATTTATCTTTTACTTTTTTTTCGGGAGTGAGTGCCATGCCACCATAATAGCATGGTGTTGGACTTTGTCAAGGAGAAAATTGGGTGGTAATGTAGATTCTCTGCCACCCTCAGAGTTTAACAAGGATTCAGCTAGTGTCTGAAGTATCGGGGCAAACTAGCTGAAGACAAAATCGTTTGCATCTACAAGGCTACTCGGTTCTGTCAATAATCAAACTGCCCCCTAACATTGTTAGGTCTTACTCAGCAACCAATAGGTTTCCAAGGTCCGTTTACTCTAGTATCCCAACAGCACATGCCACCACGACCATCAGACTCACACTTAACTTGAGCCATAACACCAGTGGATAACATTGCTACAAAAACAAACGCAATTGCTTTTTTCATTTTGCTTTCTCCAATTTAGATATTGCACGATCAAGATACCACTTAGCCTTCTGCAAGTCTTCAAGCTTATTGCCTTTCAAATCGGCACGACTTACATACTTCACTACATTACCTAGGTTATACCCTAGGTTCTTAGCCTCGATGAAATCAATCGTCTCAATACCCCCTGCCTTGTAGTGCGGTGGGTGGTTGACCATATCGGCTTTGCTATGAATACTCTTGTTGGAGGTAGATACTGCTATTACTTGCATACCCCTAGTAGCTTTACGTGCGGCAGGCTTAGGTGATTGCATTTGTTTTTTGCGATGATACACCGCCTGATACACGCCAGCGATTGGAACTCCTGTTGCTTGTGCTACTTCTCTTGCCTTAGCGTTAGGGTTCTTTTGAATGTAACGAATTACTTTACTGCTTTTGGTGAGTTTCTTTCTCATTTGTTTCTCCGTTTTGTTGAACATAATTAGCTAATACTTCCCTAATCTTTGCACTCTTGTTAGGGTAAGCACTAAAAAAATCTGATACTTCTTTGCTGATGCGGATAGGTAGGTAAACCATTGCAGGCTTTACCCCCTTACCCCTGCCCTTCTTTATTGGTTCAGTCATTTGGTTTATTAGCCTCACGATTTAGTTTGAACAAATAATCTTCCCGATACTCAGTAGGTGGAACAAATCCGTGCTTTCTCCATGTTCTCATTACGTCAGCACCAGCAGTCCACTTAAACCTCGAGTCCTTATCCAAAGCCATAGAGGGTATCCTTTCTTGTTTAGGTAAATCATCTACTATGAATACGTGCCGTTTCTTATTAAACATACTTCCTCCTTAACTAACATTGTTAGGTAATACCAAGAAAGTGGATTCGTTAACACGCAAACCTACACCACTAATCACTTGGTTATCTTCAACTAATTTAAGTAGCCCTACTGCCCTACGAATAAAGTCGGGCAACTCATCACTCTGTTTTATTTCCAAAGGGTCTTTGCCCTTTTGCACAGAATAGTTTACTCCATCTATGAACACAATAAAAGCATTGTTGTTTTTTAACATGCTAGTTAAATGTTGCGTTGCATTATGTTCTGCTACTTGTGCAGGTAATTGCTCGAGCTGTCTCGCAATACTATTTTTATCTACTACGCTATCCATAAAGGCTTGATAATTATTAACGACAAAGTCTCGTGCTTGCGACTCAATTGAACCCCATGTGCCTCGCAGTCGCCACGCTTTCTCGTTATCTACTTGTGATAGCACGTTATCAACATTGCGTCTAGCCTCTGTGATTTTCTCAACCACATTCTTTTTACCGAAGAACTTGTCCACATGCTTAAGTGCTTTGTTAAGGTGAATCGTTTTCATACCACAACCACGTTCAAGCATACCTTGAATGCGGTGATTGTCAATCCGAAAGCGATACCCACTACCACAGTAGTCCTTGTCGATTGTGCCTAGCACTTCTCGCTTATCTTTAATGTCAAAGCGGTGAGCAAGATACGTCTTATCGTTTGCCATAGCAGTAGAACTAGTCTCGACAAATGTCCATTGTGGATATTTCAAAGCCAACTGCTCGATCAAGTCTTTGAGAAATGGGTCAATCGTGGACTGCCTCTTGATCCCATCACCAAAGCGGTCATGCTCTTTCAACTCAATATTTGCATACGTCATTTAATTATCTCCTTACCAATCAAACTTCTTAAGAATGTCATCAACCTTTGCTTTCACGCTACTACGCACATCAGGGCTTTCCTTGATTGCCTCGATGTCAACCCCTAACATTGTTAGTTCAAGGGAACGGCGGGCATTCTCAAGCAATGGGTCTTTCGTTACGTTTAAGTGGGATAGCAGTCCGCACAACTCCTGAGCATTCGTAATCAGGGTATCGTGATACCTCTTTTTACTCTCGTCATCACCCTCTACATCAGTTAGCTTTTCTGAGATATGGGTAAGGGTCTTGTGCAATTTCTCCCATGGTTCACGCATAGCATCTTTGAGCCTGTCGTTAAACGCTGACTCATACTGCTGACCTAGTTCGTCCATGTCTGCCTTGGGTATGTCGAGACGGAAGTCCCCACCCTCGGGCAATGGAGAGAACACTAAGCGGAATCCAAACTTGTTCCGCAACTCCTCGATACTTGGATAGTCATAAGGGTTGAACAAGTCGCCCATGTGATGTTTAGCCAAGTCGATCAGGTCTGCATAGTTCGCATAGAAGTCCTCGATCATGGTGTTCATGTTGCGTTGATACACATTCATGTTTGCCTTGTAGTCCATGAACAGGCTTGTGGGTAGTAGCCTAGCACCTTTGTCCGACCAACTCAGAGTAGTCTGATTGTGGTAGAGCCTAGCCTTAGCAGCGTAGTCAGAGATCTTTTTACGCTTGTCCGTCCCTGCCATTAAGTTCTTACGCACTTGTGCCGAGTCCTTGCTCGCCGAGTTATTACTAAGCACCGCCTCGGTTGCACCCTTGTCCAACTTGTTGGCAGTCCAAACACTAATGTTTAGTTCTACCAATACTGCACTAGATGAAATACTCATGTTTGCTTCTCCTTGTTAATCTGTTTCAGGTTTACCTGCTAACTTCGCCAATGAATACATGTTGCTACTTAACACCTTCAAACTACACAACTCTTTCTGTTGCGGAAATACATGGTAGGTATTGCCACCTCTCTCCTTCGCTCTGTATACCTCCTTATATACTTCTGCATCTTTCAATAGGTCTAACATTGTTAGGGCTTTGTCAGCGTCCATTACGAACGCTTTGTCATACCCAAATTCAAGAATTACTTTTGCCATAGGATTAGTCCTTAACATGTATTGTTTTACCCACAGGGGCAAACTCTTTGTTGCCTCCAACAATAGTCCATAGAATCGGTGCATTCCACTTGTCTCCCCAATTACCAATGTAGCCGTCAGTAAGCATGATGATTGCCTCGGGCTTGATTGCTTTCTCTTCCATGTATCGCATTACGCAAGTAGGATCAGTCCCCCCACCACCCGCAGGTTTGGTTGAGTCAATGATTGAATCTACTTGACTAGACGAATACTCCTCATGCCCTGCGACCTCGCCGTCCCAATAGATCAGATCGACCTTATCAGGGTGAACATCTTTCGCAATCGACTGCACCTCGGATAGAAACTCCGCTAGTTCCTTGTTGCCTACTGAGCCACTCGTATCAATTCCAATCACCAGATGCCCAACTCTTTCCCCTATTAGGCTAGGCATATAGATGTCATTACCTAGGTATCTACGATTGACCCGTCGCCACGAACTTGTGTCTTTTGCGTTACATGTAGTCTTAACAAACTCACGCAACACATCTCGCCAATCCACCTTGGGTTCAAGCAACTCGGCTAGGTCTCGACCCATAGCACCACCGCCTTTGCCTGCAACTTTCTGTTCGGCAATAAGTCCTTGACGAATAGCGGAGTCAATGTCTCG